AACTCTTTGAGTTAATGCAGGTTTTCCTATAGCTTTAGGTTTAAAATAAGATTGTGTCCAAAAATCTAATACTTGTGTTAATGCATCATTTTCAATTTTTGTTGTAGGTATTTTAATTCCTGCAAAAAAACCATCTTCTTTTATTAATTTTTTCATATTGTCTAAAGAATTGCTTATAAATCCTCTACCAGACATTAATGGTTCTATTTCAGTATAAAATCTACCAAGTAATCTATTCATTAACCTATTGTTAGTTAATGATGCACCTTGGTCAGCAGCTTCAGATATTAAAGTTGGAGAGTGAACAAATGCAGTTTTACCAGTATTTGGGTCAACAATTCTTGGTGTGTATGAATCATTAACCAATCTTCCTTCAGGGTCAGCCATGTAACCTTTAAGTTGAGTTTCATCAGCATATAAAGCATCCATTCTTTTTTTTAAGATATTAGCTCTACTTTCACCAACTCTTTCTCTTATTAATGATAAGTCAGCATCTCTTAATCTTTTTGCAAAATCATTAACATTTGTAACAGTCCATTTATCAATATTGTAAAAATCTTTTAATATAACATCAATTTTAGCTGAACCATAACCTGTAGTTTTTAAATGCCTAATCAATGTTTCATAAGCTTTGCCTCTATTGTAATAATTTAAAGATTGTGTAGGTTGTTTACCAAATAACTTTTGCCATTGAGGTGACATGCCATTAGTAAATTCAGAATAAAAACCTAGATTTCTACCTAAACTTTCATCTCCAGTTCTAGTCCAACGATAAAATTCTTCTTTGTTAAGAACTCTTTTACCATCAAGAATTTTAGGTTTAAGCATTTTTAATCCACCAGAATTAAATTGTCTAGGTATATTACCAACACTATCTATTGCTTTAAGAGTTCTGTTAGCAACTCTACCAGTTAAACTTCCTAAAGAAGGAACTGTTACAGGAGTACCTGTTGCTTTAGTTAAAGCTGCACTTAATAAATTAGATTGACCTTTTGGTAAAGTATCTAATTTAAATAATTGATTCATACCAGGCAATTTCAAACCTTGGTCACTATAAATTTTAGTAAATATTTTTTGCATACTATCTAAATTGTCAGTTTCTAACAACAATTGATGTATCTGTTCAGGCATATTTTTAGTCCAAGGATTATTAATTAAAACATCAGGACTTTGATTTTTAACAAGTTTTTGTAATAAACCGCTATCAGTTAAATTTTTAACAACTTTTTCAGTTGTAGTATTAAACATACCAGTAGCTCTACCGCCAAATAAACCCCACTCTTTACGTAATTTAGCAGTTTGTTGACGAGCTAATTTTAAATCGTTTGATAATTCTTTAATTAATTTTTTAGAGCTAATAGTGTAATCAAAAGTATCAATAAACTCATCAACATTATCTATTGAATTACCATTTAATGGATTAGCTTTATTTGACTTAATCCAATCTGTAATTATTTCTTTTTTCTTAATTGGACTATATAATTCAGCATCACTAAATCTATCAAGTTTATTTAATGTTGTTAATAATTTTTTACTTTTCTTTAAAAATTTAATAGCACCTCCACCAAAAAGTTCAGGTACTATTCTTTCGTATCCATCAATCCAACCAGATAAATTGTTATATTCATCAGTACCAACATCAAACTTTAATGATGCTTGATATCTTCCAGATGAATATGGTATTTCAATACCTAATGCTTCATTTAAATTAGTTTGTTTATTTTCAGCATATTCTTGTGCTAAATCAGGATTGTATATAAATTTTCTACCAGCAAAAGCTTCTATTTGCTGTGGTCTTTGAATTGAAGTCCAATTAATTGTTCCATTTTCATTTGGTAATACAATAGGTTTTCCATTGTATGCATACCAAATTGTTTCAGCATCTTTATCAGACCAACCACGTTGTATTAATTCTAATATTTCAGGTTTATAATTTCCTTGACTATCTTTAGCCATTAAACTTTCAACACTAACAATATTTTCTCTATTATAGTTTACTGCTTGACCTGAACGTACTTGATTAAGCATATCAAATAAATATGGACTACCACCTTGTTTTTTTGCTTCTTGTGCAAATTTAATCCAATCTTTGGTTTCTTGTAACCAACTACCTTTTTTACCTAAACCTTTAACTTCTGTTTTAGATAAATCAATAGGAATAAATTGTTGTGCATATTGTTGAGTATATCCTTTTTCTAAATACTCATCCATAGCATTCATTTGTTGAGCATATGCCCACACACGTCCATTAAATAAAGCTTTATTTTCTGGTAATAATAAATTCAAACCTGGATATTGCATTATATGTTTTTTAATTGGACTTAATTTTTCATATTCTTCTGGATAAATTAATTTATTTGTTTGTTTATCTAAATATGGTTTTTCAATAGATGAACGATAACTTGGAGAATATTTTACATATAATTCAGATATTGCATCAAATGTAGCCATTGTCCATAAAGACAAATTTTTAGCCATTTTAACTGGTCCAACAAAATCTTCCGGAGTTAAATCTAAATGGCCAAATCCTGGTATATCAATTTCTCCAAATGATTCATCAAATTCAATTGGTGTAACTGCTTCTACACCTTTTCTAAGCATCCATAAAGCATTATCAATTCCATAACCAATACCAAATACTTGTAACATATTCATTTGCATATCATCGTTGTAACCACGAGATTTATATTCTTTTGAAACATCAGCCCAGTCATTAGCAGCTTGTACAGCTTTTTCCATAACCCACATATCGCTTAATTCTTGTAATGCTTTTGCATCTACAGGTATATCTTCTTGTTCAGCTAATGGTTTTAATAATTCAGGAGGAAAATTATAACGCTCTGTTAATGCTAAATATCTTTGTTCAAATGCAGGATTTAATGCAATATAATCATTCATTTGTTTATAACGTGATTTTAAACGTTGACTTTGATTGCCTAAATTGCTTATATCGTAAATATCGTTAAGCATTATATTTTATTATATTTTTGTACTGCTCTTGTATTTTTAAGTTGTTGTATTAATGGATTGTTAGGATTTCTTGAATCAAGTACATCTAATAAAACATATACGTCATCTTGTGCAGATGCTATAGCTTCGACACCAATACTTTGACCAGTTGCACCACCAGCTCTAGGGTCTTGTCCAGGTAACTCTGTTCCTGTAAAAACTTGTGGTTTATTACCACCAGCTGATTTAACTATTTGAGCAGGTGTAGGTGCAGCTTTAGGTAAGCCATTTACAGCTTCTTGAGCAGCAACAAATGCTTTATTTTCTTGATAACCTGCATCAGGTAATCTTCTAATAGGTTGTTTAAGACTAGCAGCTCCACCATCAGTTCTGTTAGCTCCAGCTCTAGCACCAGGTCCAGCAGCTTTTACATAAGCAGGTTCAGCTGGTTGTCTGTAGCCACCTCTATTAGTCCGTTTCTTGTTCCCCATACATATCCTTTGTTATTAAAATAATTATACCTGGTTGAGGTTGTATAATTTCTATAACATTCTCAGAAAGAATGTCTAGTTCGTCTACAACTCCATACTCTTGGTAAACCATTTCCCAAAATTCACCTTCGTAAAATTCATCCATCTCATTACATTCCAAACGCAGCAGCAATACTAGGAGGTTGTTGTCCCATTTGTTGTTGCATCATTTGTTGTTCAATCATAGCCATTTGCTCAGGTGTCATCTGTGGTTCTTGTGGTGTATAAAACTGTCTAAATATATCTAATATAGCAGCTGGATTTTCATAAACAGCTATAGCAGCCATAGTTGCTTGTACATCACCTTGTGCAGACCTTTGTAATAAAGCATCAAATAAAACGTTTTCTGCTTTATTTTTACGAATACGTTCTTGAACTTTTTGTATATTTTCTAAACCATCAATATTATCTTGTAAAGTTTCTACGTCTATAACACCAGCTTGTAATAATTGCAAACCAGTTACAATTTTCTGTGGTTCATCAAATCCAGCCATAACACCATAGACACGTCTTGTTCTATAATCTCCACCAATATCTTGTAGCGGATTATAGTTTTCAGAAAATGCTGTTCCATTTAAATAACCAGCCATAGGTTTTTTACCTATAGCTTGTGAGTAAGACAAAACTGTATCCATCTCTAATCTTTTAGCATCCATCTCAATAAGACCATGTTTAATGATTTCTCTATATTCATTTATCATTAATGACATAGCACCATTAAGTTCTTGAAGTCCAGCTCCAGTAACAAAACTATTAGGTGACTGTGCGTCATCAGTAACTGGATAACCACCTACTAATCTAAGTTGACGCTCTAACCTATCAATTTGTTGGAACAATTGATATGGCATATTGTTTTGTGGTTTAGAAACTTGTGTACCAGGTGCAAGATAATTTACTGCAAATCTACCTTTTCTATATTGTCCAGATTCTATCTCACCTGATATGTTAGTTTCTGTAAACACAGAATCTTCCATAGCTATTGCTGACATAATATTTATTTTTGCCATCATAGCCATCAAGCCAATAACATGGTCGTATTGTCCTTTAAGCATGTCAAAAGATACTCTTTTAACAAATACAAATGGTGGTGTTGATAGTACGTTAGGTATAAAATCTAATATTAATCTACGTTCAGGAAATATTATGTATGTTCCACCTTGGTCATAATATTCAATAACTCGTACACCTTGAGAAGTATTATCTTCCCATTGTTGTTCACGGTTAGTATCATATGACATAAATGGTGTAGCATAATCTTGATATTCTTGTCCTGTTTCATCATCATCATCTTGTTTTAAAATTTGTTCTGCAAATTCTGGATATATCTGTGCAAGTTTATATCTAGGTACTCTACGCACAACAGCAAGTTCTCTAGGTTTTTGGTCTGGACCAAAGTTACCTGGGAATGTATCAAATGGGTCACGTAGTTCAGCACTAGGATAATAAAAACCATTTTTATCTCTTTTAGTTGTAATTACCCAAGCACAATAACCGTAACCTGGTAACCATCTAGAAGCTTGTGCTAATTGTAAACTTAAATTTTGTTTTTCATCATAACTTGTAACAATGCGTTCAAGTTTTTCTGCTCTATTTTTTGCTCTAGCAGAATCTACATCATTAGGAATATCTACACGTACATTAGGTACGCCAGATATTTTTTGTGCAAGTCTATCAATACCAGACTGCAACATGTTAGGAGCTGGTAATAAATCAGCATCTGATGTTTCCATTGTTTCACCAAGTAATGCTTTAATACCATCTGGTCCACCATTTAAAATAGCTTTTATTCTAGCTTTGCTTATTTGTCTAGATTGAACATTTTTACCAGAAGTTAAATTAGCTGCATTAGCTAAAACTTCTTTGTATGATTTAACATCTAAATTTTCTATGCCCATGGTGCGTTATTCATCTCCGTCATTTTGTAATCTCCATAACTAGGATTGTAATCTAATCCTATATCAGCAGCATGCTCTTTTTGCATACGTCTGAAAACCTTCATAGGAAACCAACTAGCCATAACTATATCAGTTTTTGACTTGTTTCGCTTTGAAACAGGCTTACCATCAAAGTATAACAGTTGTTGCCTATATTGCTGTACTTTTGCATTTGACATACCATCACCTACAGGTAAGTGTATTCTTCTATCTTCAAATAAATCTGCCATAGCACCTACACCATAAAGTGGGTCATGTTTATTTTTACCTGTAAGATGTCCTTGTACTGTAATACCTGTACGTAAAGTAAATTCTTTTATACCTTCGTCCATACGAATTGCAGACTGAAATCCGTTTTCTTCTACTATCCAATGTCTACAATCGTAATCACGTAACCATACAGCCATCTGGTCAAGTGCTGCTCTAATACCGCCACCTTGATTATTTTCTAAATCAATTAAATATAATTCTCCACGATATTGGTCAATACCCCAAAGTACAGCAGCTTGATAACCAGATGATGCAGGGTCTAGTCCAGCAACTAAATATAAATTTTTATATACTTGACCTAGTACTAAATCAGGTCGCATACATTGGTCAATAATATTCATAGTAAAGATTTGTGTACCTTCTACCTATGCTTGGTTCTAATATACCATTTCAAATGTTTGCCTACCTCCTGTACTTTCTGCAGAATGTAATCTAGACATTAACCATTTAAAAGTACGTTTAGTAGGCCATAACATACAATCAGTATGCATATCTTCTTCGTGTTCTGGTATAGCACAATCTAACGAATGTGCAGTTTCTACTATGCTTGTAAAATTATCTGATTCAAGTA